TTTGTCGTTTGCGTTGCTGCACGCGGAAGCGTCTCACGCTGCTACCTTGACCTGATTCCAGGCTCCGACCGCTTCAAAAATCCGCGCAGCGTGAGCCTCGTCGAGCGATATGGATTCAGGAATAGCGATCCAACCAGAAGCCACCATCTGGCTTTGATTGGCGGAGTCACGCAGCTTCTTGTAGCAATGCTCGATCACGTCTTCCAGATGGTCTGAGAGATAGACGCCGTCCGGCGCCACCTCTATCGACTTGCTGTAGCGGTCGCCGCGAGCATCAATACAGAGAGCGCTGAGGTAGATAGTCCAGCGATGGGGAATACCGCACACAGCCTGGCCAATCTTCCCGGGAGCGATGTTCTTCAGCGACTTGTAATTGATCATGCCCTGGTGGCCACTGGGATCGATGTTCACCACTGCGACGTGGTTGGTGCTCAGCAGTGCCCGGCACGATCGCTCGACTCGGGCGCGTATGTTGTTGGGTTTGCGCTTGCTCATATTGAGTCCCGCCATTAACCGGAGAGCCTTTCGATCAGCGGCTGTCAACGCCTTGGGCTTTCTCTTGAGGACCGTACCGGGATCGATTTTCTGTGAGCGGGCAGGCGGCAGCGGGTTGCGCGGCGGGCTTTTCAGTTGGTCGATTTTCCCGCCGGCAGCCAGAAATTCGGCGGTCCGACTGGAAATTGATTCCGCGTTCTGCCGCTGCTGCTCGAGCAAGTTGAGGTGGTTGCTGATAATGATTAGGCTCCTAAACGATGGGCTTGTGCCCTGGCTTTGTCCGCGACTTCATCAACCATGCGATTCAGTTCCAAGTTGAATTGGACCAGCTCTTTGTGCAGGTTGGCGATGTAGTCTTCGTCGCGGTGAATCGTCTCGATGTAGAGCTGACACTCTTCATCTTGGCGAGAATCGAACGACAGAAAGTCCCACCATTTCCGTCCAGTAACGAACATGCAGCCCTGGACCTGCGGCATGTGTTCCTCGGGCATGCCTTCGAGCCAAGTCTTGACGTGAATCGCCTCATTGAAGGGGCACTTCGACTCAGTGCCACCGTCATCGTTGATCAGGCCGTCTGGCGAGCAGCCGAGCCAGTCGTACTTTGGGTGGACGATGAACTCTGACGGTATGACGATGTTGCCGGTCAACATCTCGTAGGCGCCTTGAGCCTTCCGTTCTTCGGTGTGACCCCACTTCATGGAAGCACTGCTGACGTTGTGCTTGGACTTCTTTGCCAGTCGCTCGAAGCACAGTTCGCGCATGTATGAGGTGCGCGCGCCCATAGGTTCGCGCTTCCCGTTTTTGTCAGGCTTGCCTCAAGCGACCACATCTTTAAACCGGCTGGCTGTCACTCGGCCAGATCGGTCTGCATGCCACTTTTCAGTGCCCTGAAGTTCCGTTCTCTATACGCCGCTTCCCCGACCTAGGACAGGCCGTCGTTGTTGCCAGTCATATCGGTAAAGTCGCCATCAACGGTCGCCGCCATATTTTTTAGCGCTTCGTGGCACTCCAGGCCGATCGCTGCGCGCTGTTTAAGCTTGAGACCTGCCCAGGCTGTCGCATAGGCTTCGATGTCCTGCCGCTTCGCGACGACCAAAAAGTCTGCGAATACTCCGTCGATTTCCGACGACGGGGATTTCGGGCCGAACGACACACCAGCAGCGGCAGCAGTGTTTGAAGCCTGCTTCGCAGGGGGGATATCGATTTCGCCGCCGTACGAGTCTTCGAACTCATCGGGTGTATAGACGCCGAGGATGACGTCAGGGCAGAAGAGTCGCGCCCATTTTTTGGTCACCAGGTAGGCAATCTGCTGCTTGGGGTCTTCGGCCCAATGCGTAGAGTTCCGCGTGCGGACCTGGGTGAGCAGAAGCTCCAGAATGCGTGGCTCGTCTTCGCCTTTGAAGGTTGCCCAAACCATGATCCCGAGACCTTTCTCGTCGTCAAAACTCCAGGCCGGAACGCGATACTTCTTGAACTCGCCAGTGTCCTCGTCCTTCTTGGTTTTGCTGGTAACTTCACACATCTTCCCGATGACGTTTTCCCAGCTGCCGAACCACTCGAAGTTCAAGCGACCCTTGACTGGTGCCTTGGCGGTGATCACTGCATTGACGAGCTGCGCCTGTCGGTCAGCGACGAAACCTACCACAAGGAATTGACCGATGCTCAAACCAACCAGGCTCGCCTACGCGATCGCCTGGCCACTTCTGATTTGCGGCTGTCAGTCCTCCTTACCGAGGATTCAGCCGGTGGCTGTTCAGTGCCAGTCGGTACCACCGCTGGCGGCGTGGTTCATGGAGGAGCACGCGCCCGACTTGACCCAACGCATGCTCAACGAATTGTCGCCATGACCGACGCCGGCGATCAGGGATTGATTGCGCTGGCGGCATGCCAGGCATATGTAAGGGAAGTTTCGCGCTGAAGGTGAAAGGTTACAATCAACCCCAAGCAGCCTGTGCATGGCTGCATGCTAGTTCAGAAATTGGCTGAGTTTACCAGTGTCGAATTGTCACTCAAACTCACGCTTTTTTGACTTGTAGATTTTTTGATTGCTTAAAATTCGCAGTACGTTGTCTTCAAAGCCCATCATTAGATGGTATAAATTGTGATTGTGATAAATGATTTCGTTATTATGATTGTTTCTCTTTGCCTGATATGAAGTGATGCTGGGAATATCAGGGCACATCAGCAAGTAGCTTTCATCATGCATTAATGAATGCTTGAAGCTATTAAATAGATCATTGAAGATCCGAAGAAAGTTAGTTGGGTCTTTTTGGTAGTCGGCGTCGTCTCCTATTATTATCCTTTCCATGTCGGAGGTGGCGAGCTCTATGTCTACAAAACGACCAATTTCACCGTGTGTGATTATTTTTGTCTCTTCAAATTTGGCATGGTTGGTAAGCAGGAAAGTCAATTGTACTAGGCTGTCTAAAATCCGTCTCATAAGGTAAATCATGGATTCTGATTCAAGCTTGTATTCATATATTTTAGATGGAGTGGTATTCGGACTCGCAACGCTCAGAAGATCCGGTGAGGTACGGTTATGCTCTGCTGAGAACGCTGCTTTGTGAAGCTCCAAGATGAGGTTAAGTTTTTTATTTATCACCAGAACTCGTTGGTCTATCGCTTGAGTAACTAGAAATGGATTGCATAGCATTTGCATAGTCGGGTAGCCAATAAAATGGTGGCTGCACAATGACAAACTAAGTGGTGAGTATGACTCTTGTTTTCTACCAGCATCGTAGTTGACCTCTACCTGGTTCGGTCGCCAGAATGTGTCGGGCACGATGTTCCAGTCCTCTCCATTAAAAACGGGAATAAAGCCGGGCGTTATTTTTTCAAATGGAGGGCGAAGGTCTGTGGAACTTCCAGGAAGTCCTATGTGAGGCCGCTGATCCTCAATAACTTCCGAGCTGAGGTAAAATTTCTGCATGGATTCATAATTAAAAATCTCGACGGTTTTCATTGGTGCTTCTAGCTCCTATATAAGATTAATGGCTCAGGACGAACCCTACACAGGTACTCCTGGAGCTCCCACATCAATAAAATCCTCGGCGATGCATTGAGTCTGAGCTACAGCAATTTTCAGTCATTCTAAGTCCGGTCGTAATCGAGTCCTGCTAGGTCGCGGACGATACCATCAAGTGGACAGTGCGGTGACTTCGAAGCAAAACTGAAATGCTCCTAATTTTGTGAGCCCTTGATGACCGATTTTGGCCGATTTCTGCCTGTAAGCGATCACTCCGGCGTCATCATCACCGCGAGCGGTCATCTTGATGAACTCGTCATTCTTGTCGATGGTGTCCAGGGCGCCGCGCAAGTTGTCGGCGACATCTGACGAGCCCCGGGCTTCGACCCAATTGGAGAGTTCCATGATGGCGGCTTCGATGGCGAGTTGGTTTTCGTTGAGTTTGTAGAGCAGGAAAGGGAGCAGGTCTGAATTTGGCATGTGCTTTTCCTCCGTGGACGAGGAAAGCGTAGCAGTCGGTAAACTAGTCTGGATGGTAAGATTGAGTCGGCAGAACGCCGGAGGAGGGACCCAAAAGGGTGTGGGGACTTTTTCGGGGATTCGCTATTTGCTGTTCTGCTCTGTAAGGCACCGTTTGCAGCGTGCGCCAGTAGAAGACTCAACAAATGCCGGGCTTTTGGCCCATTTTCAAGCATGGGGTTCTAGGGGGCGAGCGGTTTATTCGATCGCTTAGATTATGCGTGATCGGCATATCCCTGATCGTATTCACCTTGCCATTTCAGTGCGTTTACTATGTTCTAAACATAGGATTTTTTGGGCCGCAATCCTTTAAAGGCATGCGGAAACATTGGCCTGCATGGCAGGCTATTGAGTTTGATTGCGGACCGAAAAACCTATCGCAAGCCGCAAACTGATTGATTTCCCATCGGGAATTAAAATCCCACCGC